GGCAGATGTAGAAACCGCAAAGGTAGATTTAGAAATGTTTTTAACTAAAACCACTGGTGTTGCAGATCATATTGATTTTGTAGCCTCTGCTGAAAAGAAGTTAGAAGCATTAGCAAATGCTGAAGGTAAACTAGAATTTTTAGTAAAACACTTTAAAGATTATCATTATGAGTGATTTTTTGTGGGTCGAACAATACAGACCTCAAACAATAGATGAGTGTATCTTACCGACAGATATAAAAGAGACCTTTCAATCTTTTGTAGATCGAGGCGAGATATCAAACTTACTTCTTGCAGGGCCACCTGGTTGTGGTAAGACCACAGTTGCAAGAGCATTATGTGAACAAATGGGTGCTGACTATATGTTCATTAATGGTTCTGAAGAATCTGGTATTGACACCCTTCGTACTAAAATTAAAAACTTTGCCTCCACGGTATCATTATCAGGTGGTAAGAAGGTTGTCATACTAGATGAGGCAGATTATTTAAATCCACAATCTACTCAACCTGCTATGCGTGGGTTCATAGAGGAGTTTCATAAGAATTGTAGATTCATTCTTACTTGTAATTTTAAGAATAGATTAATTGAACCATTACATAGTAGATTTTCAACAATAGATTTTAAAATTGCTAATAAAGATAAACCTGTCCTTGCAAGTAAACTATTTGCTAAGGTTGGTATTATACTTAAAGAGCAAACTATACCTTTTGATGAGTCAGTTGTTGCTGAACTTATCAATAAACATTTTCCTGATTATAGAAGAATACTAAATGAATTACAAAGGTATTCTGTAAGTGGTAAAATAGATACAGGCATTTTAACAAATATATCGGATGATAATCTAAATAAACTGATAGGGCTATTAAAAGAGAAAGACTTTACCAATATGAGAAAATGGGTAGTCAATAATCTAGATAATGATCCTGTTGTGGTGTTCAGACGAATATATGATACAATGTATGAGAACTTAGAATCAGAAACTATACCTCACGCTGTATTAATATTAGCAGACTATTCTTACAAGTCTGCTTTTGTGGCAGACCAAGAAATTAATCTTGTTGCCTGCCTAACTGAGATTATGTCTCAATGTAAATTTAAATAAGGAGAAACTATGGCAGACGCAAATAGTATAAGAGAAGAACTTAGAACAGCAATCACTGGTAAAAATTTAATGCTAAATGGTACTGCTAAGTTTGATTTTGAACCTGGTATTGTTTATATAGATGGTTTAACTGAATCTGCAAGTGTATCAGATGAGGATAAAGAGGCTGATATTACTGTATTAATGTCGGTAGATACTTGGGAAAAACTAAAGAATGATGAAACAGATTCAACAACAGAATTTATGAATGGTAGAATTAAGGTCAAAGGTAATATGACAGTTGGTGCGAGACTAGGATCCATTTTTAAATCAATAAAATAAAAAAAAAGGAAAATTATATTATGAAAAATGTGAAATTATTTGATACAAGAATTTTATTTAAAGGTGAGTTAGTAACTGAGACTGATATGCCTACATTATTTACAGGTAAAAGAGTAGTTATGTTTGGGCTACCAGGTGCATTTACACCTACCTGTTCTTCTAAACAACTACCTGCCTATGAGGATATGTATGAGCAATTCATAGATACAGGTAAAGTTGATGATGTATATTGTGTGTCAGTTAATGACCACTTTGTAATGAATGCTTGGGGTACTAACTTAGGCATTCAAAAGGTAACTTTAATACCTGACGGCAGTGGATCTTTAACTAGACAACTAGGAATGTTGGTCGATAAACCAGTACAAAATTTTGGTTTTAGATCATGGAGATATTCTTCATATGTAGTCAATGGTATAGTACAACAAATGTTTATAGAACCTGGCATAAATAATGATAGTGATGATGAGGACCCTTATACAGAGTCAACACCAGAAAAGATATTAGAATATGTCAAATCCCTATGAACTAAAACATTATCTTAACGCAATCAATTATACAAAAGAGGATCTGGTCAATTCAGATGATCAGATGTGGGCAAAAAAATATCCTGCCTACATAACGAACAAGATAATGTCTGCATTCCCAGATACTCTTATGTTGGCTAATGAAATGAATCGTCATAGCCATCTTGATAAAGATATACAGTTCCAATTTTACATAAATAGTGTTAGAAAAAAGAAAAGGTTTAGTCCGTTCATTAGAGCGTCTAAACTTAAAGATATTGATGTGGTTAAAGAGTATTATGGGTATAGTAATGATAAGGCCAAAGACGCTTTAAAGATACTCTCTAAAGATCAGATTAAATATATTAAAGAGAAATTATTTAAAGGTGGAACAAAATGAGTGAGGAAACACAATGGAGTCCAGAGAGTATGCTCGAGGTCTCTTTAAAAGAACCTGATGACTTTCTAAAGGTTCGAGAAACACTAACAAGAATAGGTGTTGCGTCAAGAAAAGATAAAAAACTATTTCAATCTTGCCACATACTTCATAAACAAGGCAGATATTTTATCGTACATTTCAAAGAACTGTTTGCCCTAGATGGCAAGCATAGCAATTTATCCGAGAACGATTTACAAAGAAGAAACACTATTGCACAATTATTAGCAGATTGGGGATTAATTAGTATTGCTAATCCTGATATGACTGAAAATAAAGCACCATTATCTCAAATAAAAGTTATATCTTTTAAAGATAAAGGTAACTGGACACTAGAAACAAAATATAACATAGGTAAAAAGGTAGATGAAACCAGTTAAGTTTAATGAGTATATTACCGAAGAAACTGAAGTAAAAAAATTTAGATTACTTATTATTACAGATGAGCCTAAAGAGGCAAAAACATTTCATACTGCTGATAGATTAAGAGAAGAGGCAGAGAAAAAAGGTTATAAAAATTATCTATACAGATTATCAGGTGGTTACATGACACTCGAAGATGGGATTCGTAGGGTTCATAACAAAGGAGATGAAAAAGGATTTGAGATATCTGCTGAGACTACCGTTGCAGTAATTCGTGGTTCTATTACAAGAAAAGACTCTTGGATGGACTTAATATCTCAATTAGAAAAGGCAGGAATAGTTTGTGTAAATTCTAGACAAACTATAAGTACCTGTGCTGATAAGTATAGAACAGCACTAAGATTATCAGATGTAGGACTAAGACAACCTAAAACTGTTTTAGTTTCTGATCCTGATAATATAAAAACAGACTTTGAAAAGTTAGGCACAGACTTTCCTATCATACTTAAAACACTTAGAGGCTCAAAAGGTGTCGGTGTATTATTTGTAGAGTCAGAAAAATCTTTGATGAGTCTTGTACAAGTATTATATAAACAAGATGAGGATACAGATTTATTATTACAAGAATATATTAAAACAGACTATGATGCTAGAGTCCATGTTCTTGGTGGCAAAGTATTAACTGCTATGAGACGAGATGTTTTAGAAGGTGACTTTAGAAGTAACATATCTCAAGGTGCAAAGGCAAAAACTTTACAACTTACAAAGTTAGAAATAGAAAAATGTTTAGAGGCTGCTAAGGCAGTTGGTGGTATATGGACAGGTGTTGATTTTATACCATCTAAGAATAGAGAAAAAGATGAACCGTTCTTTATTGAGATTAACTCCTCACCTGGTACTGAAGGTGTAGAAGATGCCACAAAGAGAAATGTGTCAAAAGAAATTATAGAATATTTTGAAAATAGAGATAATTGGGTTTATGTTCCGACTGAGTGTGGATTTAAAGAGATTATAAAATTAGGTGGTCTTGAATTAGTTGCTAAATTTGATACAGGTAATAGTGGTCAAAATGTAATACATGGAAAAGATATTAAAGTAGAAGGTAAGAAAGTTAGTTGGAAGTTATTAGATAAAAGATATTCTGCTAACTTAGTTAGAATGGACAATATTAAAGTAGGAGGTCTTAGAGATTATGACGAAGATCGCCCACTAATAAAATTAGATGTTGAATTTGCAGGCACCATCTATAAAGATGTTCTCTTTACAATAGATGATAGAGAAGATCGAACTCCTATCTTATTAGATAGGAAATTTATGAAACGATTAAATGTTATGGTTAATCCTGCTCAAAAGTATTTATTAACCACACCATTTGATATTGATATAAGGAAAGCATAATGGCTAAAAGTGAAGTGAAAGTCCTACGACTAAAGGTAGGTGATTTTATTATTGCTAAAGTAAGTGAGTTGAAAGACAAATATACTATGCAGAAACCTATGGCATTAGGTTTTGTAGGTAATGGTGAGAGTGGTGCAGGTACTCTACAATTCGCACCTTGGTTCCCGTTTACAGACTCAAAAGAAATCAATATAAGAAAAGATGATGTTCTTTTAATGGAAGATCCTGGTCTTGATTTACTAAATCACTATAACAAAAACTTCGGTAGTGGATTGATACAAACACCTAAAGGTTTAATTACTGAGTGATCGAAGAATTAGCAAATGGCAACGCAGCCTTTGTTGATGTTAAAGTAAAAGAGTTAGACGATAATCAATTAAAAGATTTAGGCCATCTTTTACTACACTACGGGTGTATCGTTTTAAAACAACAAGACTTAGAAGTAAAAGATTTTTCAAAACTAGTAAATGCTTTTGGGCATAATCAATTTAAATTAATTAGAGATAATTTTATTTGGTCACAAGGTTGGATGTATGGCGATCCTTTATATTCAGATAATAAAGAGGATGTTATTAGACGAGCAAAAGAATTATATTTTTCAAGAAATACAAGTGTAGAAAGTGTAAAACACGAAGGCATATCTTACGGCCGAGGCCAACAGTATCATAATGAAAATGATATAGATTATCTAAATCCTATGGGATGGTTTGATCCTAATTTTCCTTGGATTCAAGAAGTAAGTGCTAGACCTAAAGGACTATTTGGATCTAAAGATTTAGTTTTTCATACTAACCTAACTAATCATTTCACACATCAATATGGTAATCTAGTATCTTTATACGGTTTACAACATACAGCAGGAAGTATAACTCCTGTATCAAATATAGCAAGAGCATTTTCAGATTTTACCGAAGAACAAAAAAATAAATCTAGATCATTAAATGCAAAAATAGGTAGGAGGTTAACTCTATCTTATGATAATCCTGATGATGTTGTATTAGAGTATCTTCAAATGAGTGCAGGTCAATTAGATAAGTCTAAGTATGAGGAAGTAAATACTGTTATAAATCTTTATCCAGAAAATTCACCAAGCAACAGCACTAGAAGAATTATTAAAACAAAAGAATTAGGTAGACTGATACCACAGAGCGATGGTATTAATATACCATTTGTGTTTAAATGTCCTACTGAGACTAAATGGGGCAACGAAACTTTTAATTCAATGGCTGTAGTTGAAGATATGATTGATGATCCACAATTTTCTATGGAGATATTTGATAATTATATTGATAACAATAAGTATAGGTATGATCACGAATGGGAAGATGGTGATGTTTTAATATTTGACCAACTTCTAACTATTCACGCCAGAAATAATGCTAATACCTTAAACCCAAAGAAAAGAGTTTTATGGAGAAGTTGTCAGAATCATTCTAAGTTAGGTGTGCCATTATGGCTAGATATTAATAAACCATTACCAAGTGAGAGAATAGATAGATCAGACATTATGAGTTTTATGAGACATTTTACACATTTACCTGATAAACAGCTTGACTAACCAATTAAAATTTGTTATAATAAAATTATGAAGTTCTACACATCCGTTATACCACACCGTGGTCGTCTTTTGGTTCGTGCCATAGTTAACGGTAAAAGAATTCAAAAAAGAATTAATTATAAACCATCTCTATTCATTCCAGTAAAAAAAGAAACTAAGTATAAAACTCTTGACGGCAGGCCGTGTGAGAGAATACATTTTGATAGCACTTATGAGCAAAGAGAATGGTTAAAACAATATGATGGTGTGACCGGGTTTGAATACTTTGGTAACACTAGACACCAACACGCTTTCATATCAGACGAGTTTAAAGGTAATATAGATTGGGATATATCTAAACTCAATATGATTACGATTGATATTGAGACTGCTTGTGAGAATGGTTTTCCTGATCCTAAAACTGCCATCGAACCTTTATTATGTATTACTGTAAAATCTCATTCAACAAAAGATATTATTGTATTCGGTATCGGCGAATATAAAAATGATAATGAAAAGGTAACATATCTAAACTTTACGACTGAACAGGAATTGTTAGAAGCATTTATTAAATTCTGGCAAGAATATGATCCTGATATTATCACAGGTTGGAACTGTAAGTTTTTTGATATGACTTATTTAATAAATCGTATTAATTATTTAATGGGTGAAGATCAATCTGCTAAATTAAGTCCTTGGGGTATTGTAGAATCAAAATCTCAAAACAAACAATTCGGTGGTGAGATCCAACATTATGACATTCT